CTAAGGCGGCTTGTGATTTCCTCAATCTGGTTTTGCTTGTCAATTGCTCGGTCTTCAGTAATGATGTTTCGAGCAACAGCAGCCGTAATCCCATTGACAGTCTCTCCAAGCTCCTTTGCCACAAGAGCGGGGTTAAGACCATCCAAACCGAACTGTTTCATCAGGAAGGCATTGCCAGCCTGAAGGGCAGCCATGGTTCCCGCAGGACCCCTTCGTGCCAAAGCTCGTGGACTAATCAGTTCACCAGGATTTTCTGGATCTCGAATCAGTGCATCTTCAGAGTGAATCCACACGTCCAATGCGGTGTGCCACATTCCCTTGGCAGCCTGAGCACGCCCAAGAGCTCGACCATATGCTCTCCAGCCCGTAAGGATTGGGCTTGATCGACGCTGATCTTCAGCCTGGAAAATGTCAGCCTGAGCCTGAGCATCGTTGGCCACACCTTCATCGATGGCAGCCTTAGCAAGAGAGGTTGCTGCTACGTCAATGACTTGTGACTGTTCAGGGGAAAGACCAAACTGAGAGGCTTCCGCCATTCCCAGTGCCATCTCCTCTTCAACGATCCCCTCTATGTGCCGCTTGTACACGTCAGAAACAACCTTGTTGGCTGTCTCAGAGATCTGGGCAAGGCTTTCAAGGTTTTGAGCCCTTACGCCCTGCCTGTATTGAGCAAGCTGATTCTTAATGCTGGTTTGGGTTGCTCGATCCTGTTTGCGTTGATTGATAGCCAGTTCTTCCTGACCCTTCCACGCTTGATTTTCAAACTGACGAGCATCTTTAAATTGCTCCAGGCGAGAACGCAAGTAGCGCTCATTAGCAGCATCAGTTTGTTGGGCTACACGCGAAATGTTTTCCAGTTGGAACTGGCCAGCCTGTGCGTAGGCGTTCTGTGCTGCATCAGTAGCTCGCTTATCAGACCGCTCTGAGTAGCGGGCAGCTTGTTCAAGGGATCGATTGTAAGCTTCTTGTTGTCTGCCAACCGCCCCCTTTCGGTTAGGAGCGGCTACTGTGATTTTGCCTGTAGCCATTTAATAAATGCCGCTATGGTTAATTGAGAATGCCGCTAAGGTTGGTTGAAAATGCTGTATTCCACGAGGAGGACGATGGGAGTGGGTTAACCGTGCCTGTCTTAGGAACTGATTGGAATGCATTAGCAAAGCCTGCTGCCCCCTGAAGGACACTAGAGGCAAGGATGCCACCAGCACCAGAAGGCTGCCTTGGAATAGGAGACCCCATCCTAGGCATAGGTGCGGCCAACGGTTGACTCGGAAGAAGCGGCTGAAGTCCTGGAGCCAGCTGCAACGGCCTTGGCTGCATAAAGGGCTGTGGAGTTAGCGTTCTTGCGATTGGCAGTGGCTCTGGAAGTTGTACAGGACCCATTGGACGTAGCTCGCGGTTAGACTTTGCTTCGTTCATCTGGCTCCTGGCTTGAAGGCCAATGTCATCAATCTGGTTGTTGCTCCTAAAGATGGCTTCCCGCTCTTGGAGGTTCAACCCCTCAAGCGCCAGGTTTGTCATCCTAGCAGACGTATCCAAGCTGTTGTAAATTTGCTGCCTGTCAATATCAGCCATCAACCCCGCAAGGTTTGTAGCTTCTGCCAGTTTCATCAATTCAACTTGCCGTTCGTTTCCAAAGAACGCAAGTTCCACACCCATAGAACCAATAGCAATGTCGGATCTGCTAAAGGGATCTTGCATCATTCTAGTCATGGTAGCTCCAGACCTGCCGGATGCTGCCACACTTGCTGCTTCTACTGAAGCCTCCCTACGAGCAGAGTCTTGCTTGCCGGTAAACTCCTGCATGCGTCGCTTGACTTCCAACTGTAGGGCTTCACCGCTGAATCCAGCCTGACGGAGCTCGCTGCGGTACTTGGTTTCAACCTGCTTAGCCCTGAGATCGGCTTCCTTTTTCTCTCCAGCAAAACGAGTACGAGCCTCTTTTGTAGAAATCTTAATTCCAGCTCGCTCGAAGCGAAGACGGTCCTTTTCAAAAGAATAGGACTGCCTGGCTGCGTCTGAAATTAGCCTTGTGTTCTGACTAAATGTTTCCTCTGACGCTTCAAAGACACGCAGTTGTTGGCGGTAGTCTGCAGCTTGAAGTGTTTTGGTAATATCAAAGTCACGTTGCTGAGCAGCAGTTTGTGACTGCCACTCCATTTCCGCGTTGGTGCTGGCATAGATGTAACGAGCCTGCTCCAGGGCTTTGGATGTTTCCCAGTCCTGGAGAGCTACTGCTTTTTCAATTTCAAATGATAGCTTTGCGGAATTAACTGCAAAGTCATAGTTAAGTTGGTTGGCAGCTTGTGAGTATTGCCAGTCGTCCATTTGGGACAAAAAGGCGTCTTGCTGCTGCCGCTGTAGCGCTTTCTGTTGCTGCTTGCTTTGTTTCTTTGCTGAGCTTGATCCGAAGATACCACCAACAATACTTGAAACGCCGCCAATAATTGCTCCAATTGGCATCCTACTGACTCCTCAATCCTTTAGTAGTGTACGTGCCTTTCCATGTTACTTCTTGAATGTGAACCGGAAGTGGGCAACCCGAAATAATCTTTAAATCTACCTCATCTCCATCACACATGGTAGGGACAGTGACCACGCCGATACGCCGCATCGTCAACTCACCAAGTGTGTACTGCCTCAAGATGACTTGGCTGCACTCGCTGGTATAGCTAGCTCGGCCTGGAACGGTGACTGATGCCCCGAACCCACCACTACGGAATGATCGAATAGAAACACGTCGAACCTTTGGGGGGTTAGCCACAATGCCCCTGTCTCCATCCCCACGAAGGTAGAGGTGAGGGAGTAAGGCCTCCGCCATGTAGCTGTACCCCAAAACCGCATCAGTAGACCCAACGTTTCCAGGAAGGATCAAATTTCCAGTGTCGTACTCAGGATCATAGAACACAAACTTATTTGGTCCGCTCAAAACAAAGACCTTTGGAAGGTTAAGCGGAGCATCGTAGATAGTCCCGGTAACTGGAATTGTAGTCTGATCTGTGGCTTCGTTGTAGGATACGTTAAGGGTAAAGTCCATCAAATCCAATCGAGGATTGAAGTAGTACCCATCAAACTCAATACGTCCAGATGGATCGTTAATCCCCATAGGGATCTTGCTTAGAATCCTAAACCCGTTAAACGTCCCAATAATAAAGAGAGAGTTATCCAAAAAGTAAAGGTACTCAATCGTTACCGGTACTTCGATCTTGAACCAAGCGGCCATCAAGCGTTGACGAGACTGATCCTGCCAGCGCCACATGTAGATAGAGTTTGGCTCCTGCTTGCTTGATAGTGCAGCGAACCCAAGGTCTTCCTCAAGGGCTGCTGTAAACACACCCCTAGGAACGTAGGTTGGAGCTTGAAGGCTCACAGACGTAGGCCTCGAAAGGTTGGGGTCATCGTCCGCGTTGGGGAACATCTCAACAAGCTGTACCCCGGCATTGTTCTCTTCCACAAGAAGCCAGTTAATCTGGGTAGACAGCGGCCGAATGATGGTGGAAGACTTGACCCTAGACGAAACCGTCAAAGCAGCACTTGTAGGAGTAAACCCGTCATCCCCACCCCTAAGGGCATACTGCTTGTCCTCCGAGATGCAGATCAGCCTACCATTGTAGTCAACCGTGTGGCGGAGTACGGTTCTGGTTGTTTCCCCAGTGTTGACATCAACAGTGTCATCAGGCAATACCTGAACAGCCGTTGTCGGAAAGAAGTTAAGGTAGTCCCCAGCCTTGCTGGTAATTACGTTGTCTTCGCTAAGCAGCACAAGACGGTTAAGGTAAAATCCAATGCCTGTAATCCTTTTCTCCACAAAGGAGGGCCAAGGAACGGACTCAATAGATCCTACATTCCTGTCTACCCACTTTTCGTTTGCATACGACGGGTTCTTAAGCGTAACCGTAGCAACTGTGCTGACGGTAAACACATCCCCGTTAGATGCCAACACAGTGTCAGCCGCAGTAAAGCCAAACCCAGCACGAATCGGTTCTACGCTTGTTGGGTGGCTGTTGCTGTCAATGCCCGTGATACGCAGCTGTAAGCCCTTGCCAGTGCCCCCTGTAACGGAAACCACCTGACCCAGCCAATAACGCCCAGTAAAGGGCCCCGTGGTGGCTACAGCCGTAACTACACCAGCTACACTAACAGTACCCGCAACCGGGGATGCCCCGTCAAGGGGACGAACAATCCAGTTGCCATTACCAAGTCGGACCAAGGCGTGAGGCATCGTTGCTGCGCTGATGCGGAACTGCTCATTCCTTTGAAGGGTTTCTGACCACACACCAGCAACGCCAGCATCAGCATCCGCTTCAGAAAAGGTTACCCAATACCCAGGACCAGTTGCATTTGTCGGCTTGACAAGCACAGGGCGTCCGCCAGCATACACAGCAGGGAGCTCCTCAACACTAGACACCTGGCCACTGTACCCCACAATGGCATCACCAGAAAAGCCCCCAGAGGCTTCAATTTTAATTGGTGTGGTGGTGGAGGCAGTTGTCCATCGTACACTTACGGTGTTGCCGATTCGGGCAATGGTCCACGGACTGCCACCCGGATTAGAGGCAACAAGACCGTCAACCACGGTTGCCACACTAAGGGCTCCAGACGCAGCAGTGGTAAAGCTCAGGGTTATTCCTGTAGTTGCGGCTGCACTGATCTTCACCTCGTACGTGGTGTTGTAGGAAAGTGCCTTAACCTCGGCCCACCCATGAACACGTTGGTTTGGGGAAATAGCCGCATCCTTTGCGACCTCTTTCAGCCGATTAAGAATGAAGACAAAATCGCCAGCTTGCAAAACTTCAATATCCCCAACACTTGAATGTGTAAGGTATGAAGTGGATTGCTGGGTAACCGTGTAGGCTTCCCCGGAGTATCCATCAATAACGTCTACGTTCCCGTTCTTTGCTACGTGGATTACATAGTCGTCTTGGTTGCCCAGCTTAACATTGAAGTAGGACCCCTCTACGGATCCAGCTACCGTCGAGATAAACTCGGACCCTGGCCGCTTGCTTAGTCCCCAAACAAGGTCTGGAATGAAGTTGTCGCAAGAACGTAGGTTGGCGGAAGAGATCTGAGAATCAGTTCCCTGGGCAACACCCCCAATAAGGGGAGGAAGTGTCTGCTGTACTGCACTCATGATCAAGCCCTCCAGACTGCGTCAAACGGGGTATAGGGGCGGTGGCTGTTGCGACCATTCCAGTCTTGAAGCATGTTAAGCTCCGATACGTCGGTGTCATATGCAATGCACGCTCCGCGAAGACGCTCCTCATCAATGGCAATCATCTGCATGATCTCCCTTGATCCCTGACTACGGGACGCAAATATACGGGAGGCGCGGGCTGCCACGTAATGCTGGAACGGACCAGGAAGCTCTTCAAACGGAAAAGCCCAGACAATGGTAACGGTAACTGTTTGGTTGAAGATAAAGCTGTGGCTTCTTTTGTCGTAAAGCTTGCCCTGCCGCACCACCAAGTCATACAGCCGATCCTTAAGGTTGTCTTGGTTCTGGCTGATGAACAGCACGTTCGGCGGAACAATAAGGTTCCCATTCGTGTCGGGAACAATTGGATAGTCAAACTCCTGATTGAAACGCCACCGCTCCTGCTGCACTTCACGCGTTGCCTGCTCAAGAGTCAGTAGGGCAGTATCAATCTCAGGGTTGCCAGCATCAACAGTTGTAACAGGGGCTTCACCGATGCCAGCAAGCATCTGGTTGATAGCGTCAAGAGTGGTCATAGTAGGTATGTATCCTGTCTAGGTACAAAAAAAAGAGGCTCCCCAACAAAGGAGAGCCCAAACAAAACAATCAGAAGAGAATCGATCAGGTGATCGTGGTACGGTTGTCGAAGGAACCAGCCACAGACACACGCACAGGGGCGCAGCCCATAGCCAGCTTACCAACGATCAGATCACCTTGGTAGATGACCTTGGTGTCGTTGCCGGTGGTCTCCACGCTAGGACCAATGGCAGTCACGCAACCAACGGCTTCCCGGTGATAGACAAGACCACACATGTTGGTAAAGTCAGCGGCTTGGCCGTAGTTGTTACGCTCGCCGAAGGAGGGGCCGGTCACACCAGCAGCCAAAGAACCGTTCACAATGGTTTCACCAGTAGGCGAACCAAACTTCCCAAGGAAGGGAACGTTGTTGCTTTGACGGATCTTGATGCCAGCAATCTCGTACAGGCCTGCACCGCTGTTCAGGTTGCCCTGGTTGTTGCCATAGTCCCGGTTAAGGATGTTGGTGTCAACCTGGCTGATCAGGGTGTAGTACTGACGGGGGGACAGCACAGCAAAGCGACCCTCTTTGGGGGCACTGATTTCGTCCAGACGGGCGGCAGACTCAAAGAAAGCATCCACCAACGCCTGAGCATTGTACTCGTTGTTGTCGCCAAGGGCAACACGGAAGCCACCAGGCTCGCCGGTCACAGCAGCGGAAAGAGTCGAAGCACGGCCCAGCACGCGGCCCACGATCCGGTCATAGCGCTCAGCCAGGGCTTGGCCAATTTGACGGGCAATGGGAGCACGGGTGCTGTAATGAGCAAGGATCTCGTCAAGGTTATAGAGGAACGCTTGGGAGGTCAGCAGGTCATCCACGGTCACCGTGGTTTCGGCCACTTTCAGCTTCTCAGCCTTGTCCAGCAGCGAAGTGCCGGGGGTGTGGTAGGAGCTGGTCATGCGACCGGTGTGAATAAACTGGTGAGTCTTCGCATTGCGAATCTCAGCGCCCATCACGGTTTCCTTGAAGATCAAGGAGTTGGTGAAAGCTTGGTAGATTTCACCCCGAAAAGTCTTGAGGTAAAGAGCGCGTTCATCACCCGCGCCGTTTACTTGGCCCTGCCATTGGATACCGGCAGAAGCCGTTCCCACAGGGGTATTGGTAATAGTTCCAGCCATTTTAAGTTAAAAGCAAAAGAGATATGATCGTTCCAAGTACTTGGGGGTTGTTCGGATCCGTTGTATTCGGTTTTAATAGAATACGTCCTTTGTATTGGTTGTCCGACTCGTCGGGCCAATACTCCAGTCGACTGGGTTTTTTAACGAGGTCCCGACCTCAATAGGGGCATCAGGGAATCGAACCCCGAAGGCGACCTCACCAGAGGGTACCCCAAAGAACCCCTGCGCCAGAAAGGCAAGCAGAGGTTATACATAACCCGGTTTAGCGGCTGTTCATCCGCGTCCACCTTGTTTACAGTTTCGCCGTTTTAATGCCACGGTCGCGGGCACTTACATCAAAGCAAGTCGTCGGGGCTTGTAGCCAACCTAGACATAACATCACTGCGATAGGCAGGATCCGTTTCGTACCGGTAGTCCGACATTGCTGCATTCAACTCCGCCCTAGAACGGTAGGGCTTTGCACCAGGCTCTGACGACCCAGGACGACCACGAACGGGTTTGCCTTGGAAGTCAGCATTAGCAAGGAAGCGGGCCATGATGCCCTCTGTTGCCATTTTAATAGCTGCTGGGTTGGCAGAGGCCAACACCTCGTTGTATGCGTCTTGATCTTCTTGGGGCAGGTTCTCGGATCCCCAAGCAACCATTGCATCGTAGGCTTCCTTTCCGCCAATAGAATCAAGGATTGCTTGAGCATCCTCTTCACTTAGTTGAGGGGCAGGAGGCTCCTCTTCTTGGTCCCCTTCCCCTTCTTCTTGCACTTGGCTTTCTTCAGGCTCAGCTTCATCTGGTTGCTCCTCTTCGGTGTCGGTGGTTTGGTCTTTAGGCTGACCAAGCTTTTTCTCAAGCTCCAGGTAGGCCTTTTCTAGGTCTTCAGCAGAGCGAAACTTACCAGCAAAAGGAAGACCCTCTTGTTCAGTTTCTCGTGCTTCTTCGTAGATCTTTTGATCGCGCTCCTGCTCTTGTTGTTCAAGGCGTTCGCCAATCGTTAGGGCTTCACGCTCTTGTTCGGTGAGTTGTTCGATTGACATTAGTTGGTGGGTGAGGTTGAATAGACTTTGGTGGTGCCGATTCCAGGAGAAACAACTGGCTTGTGAGCAGCTTTAGGCTTACCCACCTTGGGAGTGCCAGCGTCCCTTGTCACGGGCTTTGATTTAATCTGTGGGGGAGTCTGGGTCTCTTCCTTTTGAATGGACTCGACTTCACTCTGCTTCTTCTGTGCCGGTTTCCGGGGGGTTGCCATTCTGTTGTAGTTGTTGTGCTTTGACTTCTGCGTTAGCAAGTTGACCAGCCTGCTGCGTCAGTGCCTGTTGTTGGGCCTGCTGCTGGGCTGCTTCCTGCTCTTGCTGTAGATCCTCTTCTGTCTTGACAAGGCCCAGGGTATCGATGCCCACACTGGCTGCCAGTCGTTTGATGAGTTCCGTAGGGTTCAGATTAGAAGCAAGTGCTTCTGGACCAAGCGTCTGGGCCAAGGTCTCCGCAAAGATCATAAGAGCTTCACGATCCTGACCACGACCAATACCATCCAACCCGGTAACAATAGTGGGGAACACCAGCCCATCGGGAAGAGGAGGAAGCTGACGTTTCTTTTTAAGGATGAACAGCTTGCGGCGAAGATACGGCTCCAAAAGGTCTACCGTGATGTTGCTCAGATTTCCACCGAGCTGCTCGTTGAGCTCTTGCTGGGTGGCCCTGATCTCTTCGGCAGTTGTGCGTTCTGATTGACGGGGGCTGAACACCAGGAACGCCTCGTCTAGCCTCTGTGTGAGGCGTTGGATCATTGCCTCGGCGATTGCCAGGTCTGCGGCCTTCTGGGCCTGCACGGCGGTTACATCGCCCTCTCGTCCGACCAAGATAGCATTGTTGCGGCACTTGGCCAGCTCCTGGGGGCTGACGGTAGCTGAGGGACTGACAAGCCAGATAATCTTTGCTGTGCCAGCTGCCCCCTCCACGAGGGACTGCATGAGGCTGTCCAAGGACCTCAGGTCACCAAGGTACTCCTCAATGCGACCACGGCCGTAGTCCTCGCCGTCTACACGGTTAAAGCGCAGGGCAAGCCATGGGCAGACATCATCTTTGGCTTGACCTTCAGATCCGATAATCTTTTGGTCCAGAGCCTCCTGATGCCAACGCCACATCTTATCCTTTGGATTGTACTTGACCCAGGTAAAGACCTCTACCTCGTCATCCGAAAGGGGAACCTCGCTTACAGCACCAGCACCTTGTTGGTTGTTAAAGCTAGAGTCTTCGGGGGGCTTCTTTGGGAGGTTGATTTCAGACCGCTTTGCAACCTCAACAGTAAGGATCTCATGGACCTTTTCACCACCCTCACGATCCACCACGTAGCGGTTCAGTGGGTAGAGACGGAGGCTGTCATTGTCCTGCATAAACGCAAGAACGTTTCCCGTGGTAACCAGATGCTTAAAGGCGCCAAACAAAACAGCACGGTCCTGGGACTCAGAGATGTGTTGATTGACAATCCGTTCAGAGCGGGCCAGCACAAGATCTACTTCTGCTTTAATCTGGGCATCGAGGTCGGGTTTACCAACAAACTCCCCGTCATTGATTTGAAGCTTAAAGAAGCTGGTTGTTGGTGGCATGACACTCAACAGCAGCTTTGATGCCATTACATTGACACCACGCGCTCCAACACTTTGCCACGGCTCCCGAAGCGCTGTGCTCTCTGAAGACCCAGAACGAGTCAAAAGATAAGGAATGGTCATTTCGGCGCACCTTCGCGCCATATCTAAAAAGCTCTGCCTTCGAGTGGCAAGCTCTAGATACCTAGTCATTGCTCCGCTGGTGCTCATGCTCTGCTGCTCCTAAATCCGCTGAGTCCTTGAATTTGTCGTGCTTGGCTCTCCCTTTGTCGTGTACTGAATCCAGTAAGAGCAGGAGAGGTGTCTACTTGGATGGGAGCTTGAAAAACCCCAATTCTAGAAAATCTATCACCAGCACTTACCCGTTCAAAGTCACTACTAATTTGTTTGGTTTTTGACGGAGCCGGGGGAAGCCCAGCAATCTGTGATTGTGCCTTTTTGATGTTGGCTTCTGATACTTGATTTTGTGCTGCAAATGCCTTTCGCTGATCACTGAGCATCTTAGAAGAAGCAGCAGTGCTGGCGCTCAGGGCTGACGTAAAACCGCTCAATGATTTATCAGCCTTTTGTTGCATCGATCCAAGCATTTTTTGCAGCTGACCAACCTGCTGCTGGAGGGCTTTGTTGATGACTCCAGTTTGAGTTTTTGCAAAAGCTTGAGCTGTTTTATTTTGTTGTTGAACAAAGGCATTTGTTTTTGCAGCAGCGGCAGCAGCGGCCTTGGCTGGTTTGGCAGCTGCAGTTGCCTTAGCTGCTTTCTTAGCGGCTTCAGCTTTTTTTAGCGCTTGCTTTCTTTGTTGGACCGCCTGCTTCGGACTGACAATCGACTTTTGTTTTATGTTAGGCTTTGCAGGAAGTAGTTTTTTTGCTAAAGGGGATCTGCCCTTAATAGCAACATTCGCTTTTTTAGCAGCAACTGGCTTTGGCGGTGCAGCCTTCTTTGCAGGAAGTAGTTTTTTTGCTAAAGCGGATTGGCCCTTCCTAGTAGCAACAACTGGTTTTCTTTGCTTTTTTTTACTCATGGCGTTCCATCACGGAAGACTTTTAGATGTTCAATAACTTCCAAAGCCCCCGCTCGGTGACCCTGTTCGTAGTCCGAAAGTGGGGCTCGTGGAAAACGATCAGGATACATGGTCTCCAGTTTTCGGATGGCCACGTCTAGATTTACAGGGTCAACCATACTGAGGAAGGTCGGTGTTGGACGCTTCAAAGAAGGCTGGCATGCGGGCACGTTGGGTGTCAGAAAGGCCAGGGGCCTTGCCCCGCTCATACAGTGAATCAGACTGGGAAAGCCAGAAGTCTTTGTCTAGGTGCTTGTTTTCGTTGTTTCCCAGTCCATCCACTACCCATCCAACAGTCGCTCTGCGTAGTCGATTGAGGCTTGGTGTGGACTTGAGGCCCAGCTCAGAGCAGACCATCGAGTGGACTGCGACGTGGGTTTGCTCATCACGGCTGATGTCTGCGGCTGTGGTTCGGATGCCGATGTCGCCGTTGAACCGGAAGAAGGGGAGGAGGACAAAGAAGACACTGCGTTCAAGGATAGCTGCCTTTAGGATTGGGTGTTCAGGAGCATCCATCCACGCCTTGAGGATGTGACGCCCCTCTGCTTCAGCTTTAGGGTCGGAGCCGTGTGCCTTGACCACGTAGGCAAGGGCCTGGTCGTGGCGCTCCTCATCAAGGATGTTGGACTCTAGGGCCTCAACAACACCTGAGGTTTTGGGAAGCTCCTTTTCCAGTCCCTGCTTTAGAAATTCAGAAACTGGAAGCTCTAGGTGGCGAAGCGCAAGGGCCCGGTAGATGGCAGCTTCAGCCCCATCAGCCAGTTTACCCTTTTGGACAGCAACTGGTGTCCATTTACGCTTCCGAGAAATTACTTGCAGGTAAGGCGACTCATAAACCATCATTCAGCACAAGAAGAGCAGGAGTTATCGGTAGGACAGAAGCCAACAATCTCTTCATCATCGTCGTCAAAAGCAGAGGTATCAATTTCACTGAACTTAAAGAACTCATGGAACTCCTCATTAAGGGCACCAAGGGCGTCGTCCTTAGACTGAGTGTCGGGACTAACCTGAAGGGCGTAATAGAGGGATGTCTGGGGTGAGCTGATCCAAGACCGAAGGAAGGCCTTGTCGTAGGTCACCATGTCACTCCAGCTGTTAAAGGAGTACCCATGAAATAGCAGCGTGTTTCGGAACAGGCTCACAACCCCGTCAACTACCTTCTTGTAGTTTGCCCACCCTACTTGCGACGCAATCTCGCAATCTGGCGGATAGTCAAAGGATTGTACTCCAAACGTACCAGAATCACGATCAACGTGACGGCTGATAGGAGGAGCAAGCTCGGGGGTGGTAGTGTAGCCCCGACGATCAACATACTGGTAACTGCAACTTGCTGTAGGCGCGATAGCGAACGCACGGCACATCCCAGCATTGCGAGCAACATCAGCAGCCTTTTCGATTCCTTCCGCCAAACATGCAACCAGAAGGTCTGCTTTGTCCCCTGGGTCGGGGACGGACTGGAAGTATCGATCCAGGGCGTGTCCAAATGACTTATAGCTGACTGCGTTTTGTGCCAGGAAGTTTGCAAGGCCAAGGACTCCGAGGCCCACCTGCCGATCACTGGTAGGAGGCAGATACTCTCCTGTCTCTCCAACTCCCGTGCGACCGTGCAGCGCAATGAGTTCTTGCATACCCTTGGTGAACACAAAAGGAAGATCTTCCGGTACGCAGGCGCCGAGGTTAATGTGCTGGAGAAGGCAGGTTCCCCTTGATGGTAGGTACACTTCAAGGCAGACATTGCCGTAGATTCGCTGTCCGTTTTCGTCGTATCGAATCTTGTTGAGCCAGAGGTCTCCCTTTTTGATTCCGTCAAGGGTTGCTTCGATGAGAGCTTCATCTGCGTTAAGGAGGAAGCCTGAGTCCACATTCAAACAACGCTTAACCCAAGGAAGCTCGGATCGTTTGGCTTGAATGAACTTAATGGCATCAGGGTGAGTATAATCTAAGTGAATTACTACAGCACCATTTTTATAAATCCCACCGCGTCGGAGGGTTTCATTAAGTGCGGAGTAGATGCGAGCAAATGATACTGGGCCGGAGGCGGTTAAACCGTGGCCGTTGTCGTGCCCCTCAGGGCGGAGCTTGCTCAGGTGGATAGCGCAGCCAGCACCATTGCGGAGGGCATGGGAGGCGAAGCGCCAAGAGGCTTCGATACCATCAGGACCTTCCATCGTGTCTTCCACGACAAAGACGGTGCAGCTTACCGGCAGGCGAGAGGTGGGGTCATCAATCCAGTTCTGAACTCGGCCGGTGCGAGCGATGGGACTGGGGTTGGTCATAGGAGGTCGTCCAGGATAGGGGGTTCGTAGTTTGGTCCCTTGAGGACCTTTCCGTTGTCGTCTTTAACTGGCTTCCCGTCAACAAGCTTGCTGAGGTTGGACTCGTGTACCCTGTCCAGGGCTGTGTCGAGGTCCCACCCACGGCAGGCGGCAAACTGGTAGCAAACGTAGACGAGGTCAGCCAGCTCCTTCAGCTGATCGGAGAGGGAATGTGTTAAATCAAGTTCGCCTTCAAAGGCAGTGTCGAATTCGTTGTACTCTTCCCTGATCAGGTCCCACTGAAGCTCGTGGGCTGACTCGTTGGTGGTGCTTATGGGTTGATCCATGGCCTTCCGAAACTGGATAGCCTGTTCGAGGTGCTTCATCGGTTGCGGTCTTGCTGGAGGAGGGAGATTTTTTTGTCGACGTAGGCCTTCACCTTGTGCCAGTCGTCCAGTTCGGACTCGTAGCTCTTGTGGCCAGCACGGCAGACGTACTTAACGCAGTTACCAGCCAGATAGTCCAGCTGCTGATCCACAATAAAATCCCAAACCTCGATACTACCGCGCTTGTAGTGGGAAGGATCATACTTTGTTGTCGGGGTTGAAGAGCTCACGATAGGCTGGGTTGTTTCTGATTCTCCAGAGGACGTACTCGTTCCAGAGTCGCCCCAGGGGTCCTCGGTGGATGAAGGCTTTGCGGTCAATCCACAGTCGGAGTCCGATCGTGAAACGAAACCAAGCCAACCCAACAGCGGTGGGTATTGCGGAGAGGAGGAGGTCAATCGCATGGAAGACATTTGGATCAATGAAGTAGATTACAACAAAGACAAGGCTGATGTCTGTAACAATTAGGAGTCCGGTGGATTCCATAGGATAGGGGTCTTGGTGGTTAGATCGTACTCACCAGGCCTGAGAATTCTGGCTAGGCGTGCATTGCGGAGGGCATCGTCAAGGGTAAGACCAGCCTTTTCGTAGCTGGCCAGGATAGCCTCCCATGGATTCTCCGTGTTGTCAAGGATCTTCTTTGCTCCGACCGCTCCTACCCCTGGGATGCCCTTGTAGCCGTCTACAGGGTCCCCTGTGATGGTCTGGGTCCAGAACCAGTAGTCGGCCTCCTCTGGGGTCACGTTGACCTCTGTGTCGCCGTTGTAGAGGCGGCAGGCGATCTGTTTCATGTCCTTGTCGGGGCTGACCAGAACAAAGTCAGAGGGGTCGAGGTGGCATTCAAGGCCAAGAGCGTCGTCTGCCTCAAGCATGGGGTATCGAACCACCCGGTAGTGCTCAGCAGCCCACTGGAGGAGCCTCTTGTAGCCCACTGGCTTGCGCTTGATGCGCTTGCCTTTGTACTCAGGGTCGATCGTCTTGCGGAAGTTGACTGAGTCCGAGAAGTAAAGAGTGACGTTGTCAGTGTCGAAGCGGCGTTGGAGGCTTGTGATTTCGCTGTTGAACGACTTGATTACTTCCTTGAAGTTGGAAGCAACGGTCACCAAATCATCCCCCCACTCCAGCTCAGTCTCGTTGACCTGGCAGGCGCGGTAGGCAAAGAAGTCAGAGTCAAGCCTCAGCTGAGTGCTGGTCGAGTAGCTGCTGGGTTTTTGTTTCGGCATTGGTTAGGTACTGGATGGCGTTGGTGAGATTTTCTATTTGATCTTGGAAGAAGCCGAGACCACGGTTGCAGTTGGTACACAATAGCCCCCTGACCTTACCGGTTTCGTGACTGTGATCCACATGCAGCTTGTCTCCTTGACCGCCTGGATCGCTAGTCATGCAGATCAAGCACTTACCACCCTGAGCTTGATGCAGTGCTTCATACTGCTGAAGCGACATTCCATAGTTGGATTTAAGACCCTTGGCTCTCCAATAGCCAGACACTCGGCGTTTACCATCAAGGATTTTCCTACAGGCCTTACATTGGGTCTGTAGTCCATCAGGTCTGGCATTGCAGCAGTGAAACTCTTCACGAGGTAAAACCCGATCACACTGCTTGCAGACCTTAGTGGACATCACCCCAAGTTCGTCCATGCTTGGCTTCTGCAGCAAGCTCGACGCGGAGTTTGAAGATCTGTTGGACATCTTTTATGGTGGATTCGAGGATAGATTTAAGGGTTGGAGTATGCTCTGGTAGAGATCCTAGGTTCCATTCATCATGGATATAACTTAGGGGTTGATAGTCTATACCCAATTTAAGATTCATATCCGTGATTGCATGATAGAACTCCACGCCCCAGGCCTTGCAGATGATAGCACCGGCAGATTGGAACAAGTAGTTTAACCCCACATGAGACTTCCCTTGAAGCCTGATGGGGCGGCCGTCCAGTCCCCTAAGGATGTCCCCCTTAGCCTTGACAGCATCTTGCAGCTGTGCATAGCCGGGGATGGCATCCTTGAGTTTGGCCTTGACCTCCTTGCCGAGCTTGACAGCCGCCTTGCCTTTAAGGGCAGGGTCGACTGTTGTGCCCATCTTGGCGTCGCCCGCGCCGTAGATCGCAGCATAAATAACTGTCTTGGCCTGCTTTCTGGTCACCCCAACAATGTCGGCGTTGTGCTGATGCACGTCGCCCGAGACCACCATCTCTGCAAACCGCCCTCCATCGAAAAAGGATAGGTAGTGACCCATGACCCTTAACTCCAGGCCGGAAGCATCGGCACCTACAAAGTCCATACCCTCGGGGGGAAGGAAGAGGGCACGGCAGCGAGGGTCAGAGCTTACCTGCCCCAGGTTGGGGCGGCTGTGGGCATTCCTGCCTGTGTTGGTGGCAAGTTGGCAGACGTGGTGGATTCTCCCCTCCTTGGTGACTTGCTTGAGCCAGGCGTTCTGGCCCTCGCTTAGCTGGCCGATGGCCTTTTGAAGTTCAAGGAGACGGGCAAAGGTCCGGCTCTCGTCCGTGTC